TATTATATTTTGTAAAACATAATTAACTCTAACACCGTCATTTTGCTCTAATTGAATATCAAATGTAAACTGATAAATTCCATTAGAACCCAGATATATGTAAAATGGTTTATAAGATTTAATCCCATATATATTACTATCGTTTGAAACAATAGCATTAAAATATGCCTCATCTCCAAATCCTAAAGTATTTATTACGTCAAATGACATATTAAGCCTAAGTGTTATTGGCTCAACACCTGTATTCTTTATTCTACTTAACCCACCTGTTGTTTCATCGATTACCAATGGAGATATAACACTTGTCGCCCCAAATGTAAGTGATCCTCCTGTTGAGGCATCAAAGAAAACATTTGCTAATTGTACTGGTGGGGCTGGTTCTGCAACATCATAACCATACTCATAAGACTTCATTAACTTTAAGTCAGAAAACTTTAATGAAAAATCTATAGGTACTATTTCGTCAAGGGTTGTATCAGATGAGGTAACATACCACCCCTTCCAATAAAGTTCAGAATCTTTCTCTATCTCAATATAAAAATCATCAAATCCGCATAAAAGAAATTCCTCTATATTAAAACTAATTGCATCCCATAATCCTGTATAATCTTCCCATCTATCAGTTATATCCTCCCAAACTCTATTTGCTGAAAAATCAGAATCAAGTAGTCTTACATTTAGTGTAGCTGTACTACCTATTATTGGCCGATATACAGAATTTGACGATCTATCAGTTTCTATTGTTAGTGGGTCGCCACTTGCGTTTAATTCAAATATACTACCAGAATAGTCTTTTTTAAATATCGTAGCGATATAATTATTTCCACTATTTTGATATATGTCGCTAAATGAAAGTCTGTATTTTGCTCCGTAAGCCATTAGAAATATCCGTTTCTGTTTTTATTCGCTCTCTCCATTAGGATAACTAAGTCGTTACCACTAATTCTTGTTTGTAAAGAACCTGTCATATTACCACCACCACTACCAATAGAACCAGCAATTATGCCTTGTAGTTTATCTAATGGTGCAACAACCTCTGGATTACTTTTTGCTCCTGGATATTCACCCATTAATGCGTTAGTTGGGCCTGATATAATACCACCACTTGCAAATGTATGAAGACCACCAAAACCGCTTTGGTTTTTTTGACCCCCATCACTATTTTCACCCATTCCGCCACCAATGCTTTTTGCTTTTCCTTTAACAAAACCTGCTAATGCTAATAATACAACACCTGCTGCAATAGCAACCGCTGGATTTAAACTTGATAATGCTTTCTTTATACCACTAATTGCAATACCAGTAGCAATAGCCATTTCTCCAAGTTGTGTTAATATTGCACCAAGACTCCCTAATAATGCAGAACCAGCAGCTGTAGCTATATTACCACCACTTGCAATAGCCTCACCAATACCCTGCATAGTAGAAGATATAGCATTTACAGCACCGCTTTCTAATATATCAACCAGCCTTTTGTTAAAGTCCTCAAGTTGCTTTGCAGCATTTTCTGTTTCTGTTGCAATATTAAACTTATCTTTTAAACCAGTTAAACTTGCACCCAATATACCAATAACTGTATTCAAGCCAGAGAATTGTGCTAAGGCTGGATTTTCTTTTGCTAATGCCTGAAATTTAGATAAAGCATCGGCAGTAGCCTCAATCTCTTGTTTTATTTGTTTACTCTTACTAAGATCTGATCCTGAATAAATATCTATTCTTCTGTTCTCTAATGATTTAGCTACTTTATCAATGTCATTTAAAAACGTAGTCTGTTTCTTTAGATCCTCTTGCTTGCTTATTAAGGTATCGTATGTATTGCCTAGCTTTGTTAATTCAGATACTATAGACTTTACGGCTTCACTATTTGGCTTAAGACCAATTTCTATTAATGCCTTTAATGCTGATTGGTAAGCATTTATTTTTTCTTTTGCTTTGTCTATTTCACTTAGGGTTGGGTCTAAGTTGATTGAAGAAAGCTCGGCATTTAGCTTTGCATATACATCTGATAATTTCTTACCCTTATCAGCATTATCTGTATATAAATGTCCAGAGGTTGCAAGAGAAATATTTAATTTATCTAATTCTTTTTGCCAAGCCTTTATTCTAGTGTTTGAATCGGTTATAGATTCATTATAGTTCTTAAGACCAGCGGTTTGTAAGTTACTGTTAAAGTTTTTTAAGTCTTTTGCTACACCATCTCCACCTAAAGCTGTTTTAATTGTGTTAAATACGTTACCAAATTTATCGTAAATACCTAATGCAAATCCAACACTGGCACTCGCCTTGTCCATTAAGGTTGCATGATCTCTTACAGGCTTTGCCGAATCCGCAAATTGTTTTCCAAACTCTTCACCTATTAATTTAGCGTATGCTTGTACTTTAGCTTGCTGTATAATAGCATTTGTTAATGAGTTTATAGCAACTTCAGCCTCCTTGCTATTTATATTTTGGAGGTTTATACTATTGTTTAACTGAGGGTATTCTTTATTTAATTTATCTATTGCCTCTTTTCTTGCGTTGTATGACAACTCTTCGTTTCTTGCTACAGAAACTAATGATTCTATTGATGCAATTTGACTATGAGAGCTTTCAACCGCAGACTTCATAGACTCTGCATAAGAATCTGTTGCCTTTTTAGCAGAACCCATTGAGTAGGCTACAACAGTTAAAGCAGCAGTTAATAATGAACCCATTAACGAGAATGCGGCAGTCATACCCTTTGAAACATTTGCTGCAAGGGCTAATTGGTCGATTAATATTGGAATATTGTTTGATATAGCAAGTAATCCCAATCCGAATGATTGAGAAAAGAAACCTGCATCACGAATAACTTGACCAAAGGCAAATGTAACCAATCTACCTCTATTTGCTTCAGCATTAGCAGTTTTAAATGTTTGTGCTAAATCACCAACTGAGGCAGAGGCTCTTTTTGTAGATTCAGATATTTGGTTACTTGAAACTTGTGCATCACTCCCAACATTACCAAGAAGGGTTTTTACACTTCCTAAAGATTTTTGAAGTTCGGTTAAATCAGCACTTACCTTTACCTTAAAATTACTATCCATTATTATTTAGTTTTTTAACAACTTCATCAAATTCATCTTTTGTTACTGGCTTCAACTTAGGTTTTTTTATTTTACCTAAATTATCTGTCCAAAGTGGAAGTATTTTATCAGGAGATTTTTGATCGTTCTTTTTCCCAACATTTGCGTTGTATATCATAGAAACGACATTACGAGTATGCTCCCACTCTTTTGTGGTTCGTTTAATATGTCCATAAGCATACCTATTATAGTCAGCCCACGTCATATCATAGAATTGGTTGGGGAGAAGCCCTACATCACCTATGGCGAAGTCTAAAACCTCCCCCCAGCCTATTTTTTTGGCTTTTCAGAATTTGGCTTTGATGATAATTCTATTGCATCATTAATTTCAGAAACACCCTGAGATATTTTTACAGACGCTTCAAAACATTGAATAATATCCGTAATTTGACTCATAGCCATATCATCTACCCATGATAAAACATTATCATAAGTGAAATCCTCTATTTCCTTTTTAATGAAACAATTGTTTTTAAGTCCACAGTAAACCAAGTCAGCACATAACTTAATTGGATTTTCTTCATTGAACTCTGCAACATCAGTATTATTGAGTTTAGAGTATTCCATTAATGCGTAGTTGCCAAATTTAACACCACGCTTTTTACCACCTAATTCTAGTTGAATGTAACCTGTCATAATTTTTCTTCGTTAAATAAATGTGGCTATCGCCCGAAGAATATTAATTAGGATACTGTTCCTTGAGTTAAAGCTCCTGTACCTTGGAAAGATACACTGAAACCTGAAGGTGATTCCATGTCAGCAGTTTGGCTGATAGAAGATACGAATGCGTTTCCGCTAAGTTTCATGTCGCCTGAAGTTGAAGTAGAAAATTCTACAGCTACAGCAGTACGAGCAATTAACATTGCTACTAATTCATCAGTTTCTACTTTTGCATCAGTTGCGTAGTCAATAAGTCCATCAGAAGCTAAAGTCCAAGAGCGAACACCAGCAAAGAACTCAGACCATCCAGCCGAATCTTTTGTAGTTGCATCTGGTAAATCTACCGATAATTCTAAACTTGCAGTAGTGGCTTTTAGTAAAGCAACACCACCTACTTTAATTGTTAAATTTGTTCCGTTAATTAGTCCCATTGTTTTGTTTTTTTAAATTGTTAATATTTGTTTATGCGATACT